TGAGCATCCGCGAGAAGTTCGGCAAGGTCGTTGGCGGCCTCCGCGAGAGCAGGATCGCGTGGGTGGAGGAGGCCGCCGCCTGGTGGATGCACGACCCGCTCCAGTTCGTTTGGAAGCCGGACGGCGGCATGGCCGAGCGCATCGCGACCGACATCGCCCTGGCAGACGAGCCTGACCGTCTGCCGGGGCGGTTCGTGCGGGAGGCGTTGACCTGGGCAAAGTCGGATGACACCATCCGGCGATCCATCGCCGAGTTCGATGCCCTGCCCAACGTCCTCGGCACGCCGCTCGGCCCCATTGACCTCACCACGCACTCCGGCATGGATGTCACCGTTCCGTGGCCGATCACCATGTCCACGGCGGCTGTCCCGTCGTACACCGGCACGGGCCGATGGGACACGTTCATCGCCGAGGCCGTCCCGGACGAGCCGACCCGGCTATGGCTGCAGCTTTGGGCCGGGTCGGTCCTAGCCGGTCGCGCCGACCAGGCTTGCCTCCTGTTCTGCTACGGCAAGGGCGGCACCGGCAAGAGCAAGTTCGCCGAGGCACTGATGTACGCCCTCGGCGACTATGGATGCACCATCCCGTCAGACATCATCGTCGGGCGCGGAGGCGCGGACGGGCCGTACTGGAAGGCCACGCTGAAGGGCAAGAGGCTCGGGATCGTGAACGAGACACCCGAGGGCGAGTACTGGAACGCCCCGCAGATGAAGAGCCTCACCGGCGGCGACACCATCCACGCCCGGCACCCCTACGGGAGGCCGTTCTGCTTCAACCCGTCCCATTCCATCCTCGTGGTGGCGAACGACCCGCCGCACCTGTCGAAGGTGGATAGCAGCATCACCCGCCGCCTGGCGGTGGTCGGGTTCAACGCCGTCCCCAAGCGGCGCGAACTGGACCTCGCCGCGCAGCTCCGGGCCGATGCGGCCAACATCCTCGGATGGTGCCAGGCGGGGCTAGTCGCCCTGAATGACCTCTACGGCGGCGACCTGATGGCGACCATGCCGGATGCCGTCCGGGCATCGACCTCGGAATACCTGGACGAGGTGGACACGGTCGGGGAGTGGTTGAGCGAGAACACCGAGCAGGATTGGAACTGGACCTGTTCCCCGACCACGATTTGGGGCGACTACCGCCGCTACTGCGAGGACCGAGGCCGGAAGCCGAAGTCGTGGCAGAACCTCCGCAACGACCTCGTGGGTCGGGAGGTGATCCGGTACCGGCGTGCCAACGGGAAGCGCGAGGTGGTCGGGTTGCGCGTTCCCGAGGCATGGAGTGCCGGTTGAGCGGCACTGGACACAACGCGGGTGGCACTGATTGGACCCTTGGAAATCAAGCACTTACGTTCATTAGTGCCACTAGTGCCACCTTTTTTAGAAACTAGAGAGAGATATACCCTATGGGATCTGAAAGAGTTTCCGAAAATGGCGGCACTAGCGGCACTGGCGGCACTATTGCGCGAGTTGAAGCCGAAATCCGCACCGTTTTGGCGAACCGCGCCGAGGTGGAGGCGGCACTGAAGTGCCACCCGGCCGACACTGACCTGACTCGGCTGCGGGACCGTTGGCACGCCATCCTTGAGGAGCTGCGCGACCTTCAGCGTCTGCTTGCCCGGCTCGGTGGCGGTTTCGACACCGACTACTACCACCGGCGGCGCGAACGTGGCGGCGGCGTGATCGTCACGGACGGGCAGCATCCGGTCGTGGAGGACCGCCGATGATCAATTCCCGCTCCAAGGGCGCACGGGCTGAACTGGAGGCCGCCAAGGCCATCGGCAAGGCGTTGGGCATGGAGTTCCGTAGGACGGCGCAGCACTGCGGCAAGGCCGGTACGGCGGACATCGAACCCGTCCAGGGCGAGTGCGGCATCCACTGGGAGGTGAAGCATTACGCCTCGGGCCTGACCTACCTTGAGAACAGCATCCGGAAGCACCGGTTGGTGATCACCGGCGACCTGTTCGCGTGCTTCCTGCATGAACTCCACGAGGTCATCGATTGGAAGGTGATCGTGGCCCATGTCGCCAAGCGGAACGCAAGCCTGGAGGATTGGCACCGCCAGGCGGTCAGGGACGCAGAAGCGACCGGGAAGCTCCCGGTGGTCGTTTGTCGGCAGGATCGTGGGAAATGGATCCTCGCATGGAATCCGGCGAGGGATACCGCATTCATGGAGGAGGTGGAGCGATGCCTCGCAGATGGGTCTACCAGGGCAACCTCGGCAAAGCCGCAAGCGTGACCAACAGTATCCGCAGTCGTGGCGGTACATGGACCCGCACGGCCAAGCACCATAAGGCGATCCACCCGCAGTGTGCGGCGTGCGGTGCTATTGCCAATCTAGAGACTGATCACATTGTGCCGCTGCATAAGGGTGGCACCGACGATTGGACGAATCTCCAATCCTTGTGCCATGACTGCCATGCGCGAAAATCCGCGAACGAGAGGGCATCGTGAGCGATCATGATGACATCGGCACCCCCCCGGTACCCCCGAGGGGGGGGAGGCCTAGGGGGCACCGCGGTGTGGGGACCTCCAAAACTGACCTACGGCGACCTCGCAAGGGCAAGCCGCCCGAGTGTGCGGTCCTCGCGGAGAGTTACGCCCGGTCGGTGGTGGAGGGGTCCACGGTCGCGAATGCGCGGATCGTTGACTCCTGCCGCCGGTTCCTTGCCGAGCGAACCGACCCGAAGGCCCACGGCGTTTGGTGGAACGACCAGGCGGCAGAGGACGCGCGGCAGTTCGCCCTGGTGTGCGGCCAGGGCGCGGAGGCCGGTGCCGGGCAGCCGCTCGTGTGGATGCCGTGGCAGTGCATGGCGGCGATGGTGCTGCTCGCCCGGCGGCGGGTCGTGGACGGCGTGAAGACGGACGCACCGGCGACGAAGGTGCTGCTGCTTGTTGTCGGTCGCGGTAACGGCAAGACCGAGTTCATGGCCTCCCTCATCTGCTCGGCGATGCGCGATCCGACTACCCGCCTGGAGTTCAGCTCGGTCGCACCCGACGGTCGCCTCGCGCAGAAGACATTTGAACGCATGGCGACGATGTGCGAAACGCTGTCGGGCGATTGGAAGGCAACCGGCGGCAGCACCCCCGCGCACCCCGGCAGGGTCAAGCACGGCGGCAACCGGTACATCAGCCTCCCGTGCACCGACAAGGCGTTGGACGGCCTCACGACCCGCCTGATCGCCGGGGACGAGGTGGCACGCATGGAACGGGCGTTCGGTCGGCTCCTGACGGGCCTCGCGAAGTTCCCGACCTCCCAGGCGATCCTCGCCAGTACGCCGGATCCCGAGCAGAAGACCCGCCCCATTTGGGGCTACTGGGATGCGTGCGAGAAGGCAATCGCCTCGGGCGACCCGTACCCGGCGGGATGGTGGCCGATGCTGTACGGCCTTGAGGCCGACGATCAGGCGGGTGATTCGAAGGTATGGGGCAAGGCGCACCCCGGTTTGGGCGTAATCGTGGACCCGGTGCAGTTGGAACTGGCCGCCCGGACGATGTTGGAGAGCGGCGACCCGGTGCAGATTGCCGAGTTTGAGACGCAGCTCGCGTGCCGGTACCACGAGATCGCCACCACCGACATCGATTTGTCGGTGCTTGAGCGGCAGATGGAGAAATCGGATTGGAACCGGTTGCGCGGCACGCCTGGCGTGATCGGGATCGACCTTTCCCGCGGCGGCTACGGCAGCCAGTTGGACCTGACCTCGTTGTGCCTGATGGTCGTGGACGGCGACCGGATCCGGGCGCGGAACGTGTCGTATTGGGCAGGAATCGACATCGAACGGGACGCGAAACGGTCCAAATGTCCGCTCGGGCAGTGGGTGGAGCAGGGCTATCTGCGCCGGATGCCGGGCGAATGGCACGACATGGCGGTCGTGGAGGCCGCGATAGAGGAGATGATGAAGTGCCACGACATCCGCAAGATCGGCGTGGACCCTCACCCGGCGCAAGCGCGGGACATCAAGCGGTGGATAGACAAGGGTTGGCCCATCGTTCCCATCGATCAGTCGATCCGGACGATGGCCCCGGCGTGGAAGTTGTGGGGCGATTTGCTCAAATCAAAGCAATTGTTCTACGATGAGGACCCGGTGCTGCGCTCGGCACTGAACGCCGTCCGCCTGATCAAGGACAACGTGGGCAACGTGAGGCCGGTGAAGGGCAGGAGCGCGGGAAACACCGATGCGGTGATCGCCGGAAACATGGCGGCCCTGCTGATGGAGCACCACCAGGTGCGCGAGGCAACCGGGCTGACGAACTCGTCCTGCCCCATCGGCTAGAAAGTTCTGCTTTTCCCTCTTGACGGCACGGCGCATAGTTGTTCCATGCGGTCGTGTCGATCTTCTCGCGCATCTTCGGGTTCAAGACCGCAGCGGTCGTGTACGTCGGCTCGCAGCCGGTGCAGCCGCCGAGCATCGTCACGATCCCGGCGGTGGTTCGCGCGACCCAGTTGATCTCGGGCGACATCGGGCGGCTCCCGTTCCGCGTGGTGGACGCGGACGGCACCACGGTCGAATCGAACATCGCCGACCTCCTGAACCGTGAGGCAAGCCGGTGGCAGTCGGGCTACGAGTTCCGGCGGTTCATCACGACCTCCGCGCTCAACAGCGGCAACGGCCTCGCGCTGATCCGGCGCGACTCGTCGGGCGCGGTCGCCGAGCTTCAGCCGATCCCGGACGGCTCGGTGTCCTCGGAGATCAACGACGAGGGCGTGACCTACACGCTCGGGAACGTCACGCTGACCTCGGATCAGGTGCTGCACGTTGGGTGCTACCCCGACCCGATGAAGCCCGCCTGGTACGTCGGTCCGCTTGATTCCTGCCGCACGGCGATGAACCTCGCCGCCGACGAGGACGCGGCGCACTCCGCGCTCGTCCGCACCGGATCGACGGGCAAGATCGCCATTTCGCACCCCGGCGCGATGTCGGACGGCCTCGTGGAGAACATCCGCAACGCATGGACCACCATGCACGCGACCCCCGAGGGCGCAAGCCGTCCGCTGATCCTCCGCGAGGGCATGAAGGCGGAGAAGATCTCGCAGGAAACCTCCACGACCATGCTTGAGTCGCGGCGGTTCAGCATCCAGGAGATCGCGAGAGCGTTCGGCGTGCCGCCCGAGATGCTGTATCAGCAGGGCGGCGGTGCGCTGGCAAGCCAGGCAGAGACGGCACGCGCCTACGCAGACGGCGCAATCGCACAGTGGGTTTCCGCGTGGGAGTCGGAGATCACGCGGAAGCTCCTGCCTCCCGGCCTTCACGCACGGTTCGACACCGAGATCCTCGTCCGAGGGTCGCTGCGTGATGCCGGGAACTCCTATTCCAAGCTCGTCCTCGCCGGCGTGATGTCGCCCAATGACGCACGCCGCCGGCTCGGGCTTGATCCGCTGCCCGGCCTGGACGAGCCGAGCGTGACGATGCCGGGCGGCGCGTCCGCGATGACGAGCGATGGCAACCCCGATGCGGAGGCAGACAATGCTTGAGATCCGCACCGCGACCCTGTCCCCCGGCAAGCTCGGCGGCTACGCGGCGGTCTACAACGCCCCGTCCAAGCCTCTCACGATCCGCGGCCTCAACGGCGGGAAGCCGTTCGTGGAGCGTGTCGCGCCCGGTGCGTTTGCGGGAATCGAAGCACGAAACGTGTCACTGCTCGTCGGCCACGACCGGCGGGAACTGATCGCCAACAGCGCGTCCGGATTGCTGTCGCTGCGCTCGGACGATCACGGCCTGGCCTACGAGGTCAACCTCCCCGACACGCAGCGTGCGCGGGACGTTCGCGCGATGGTGGAGGCCGGGATCCTCACCGAGATGTCTTTTGGTTTCTACGTTCGCGAGGACGCATGGAACGGTGCCGAGCGCACCCTCCGCGCGGTGGACCTCCGCGAGATTTCGATCATTGAAGCCGATGGTGCTGCATATCCGCAGACGAGCACCGAGGCACGCACCCTCACGCCGGGCCTCGCTCGGCTCCGTCTGCGGTTAAGGAGCGTCTGAAATGAAGCTGACCGAGATGCATGAGCGGCGCAAGTCGCTGATTTCCGAGCGCGATGCGCTCATCGCCATGTCCGACATGACCGTGGAGCAGGAAGCTCGCGGCCACGAGGTCGCAAACGAACTGCAGCAGCTCGACGGGCAGATCCGCTCGGCGCAGCTGCGGGAGCGTTTCGCCTCGTACACCGCGATGGAGAAGGCGACCGAGGAGGGCGGCAAGCGGAACGCCGACTGGATCGCGACCAACGAGTACCGCGACCAGTTCATCGATTGGTGCCGCGGCGGTCGCGCCCCCGAGGTCCGCAACTCCGAGTACCGCGACCTCACCACCGCCTCGTCCTCGGGCGTTCTCGTCCCGAAGATCTACGAGGCCGGGATCCTGAAGTACCTGGACCGCAACACGGTCATCCGCAACCTCGCTGACGTTCGCACGGGCGTGAAGGGCAGCGTGACGCTGCGCCGGAACAACCTGGAGACGGATGCCTCCGCGACGAACTTCTGGACCACGGAATCGTCCAAGACGGCGACCGCGGTCGATGCCACGCACGCCGAGATCAACCTCAACCCGGTCGGCGGCCTCCCGAAGTCGGAACTCACGCACTGGGTCGTGCGGCAGTCGGATTTCGACATCGAAGCCGAGGTGATGGATCACCTTCAGCGCGTGATCGCCCGCGGCCTTGAGTCGGCCTACACGGTCGGCACCGGCCCGAGCACCTCGGCCCCGCAGCCGACCGGCTTCATGATGTGGGATTCCAACTACAAGTCGGTCGCCCCGGCCTCCGCGGCGCACGGCAGCGGCAGCGGTTGGGATGCGGCGATCACCCTCGCGAACCTGACGGAACTCCGCTACAAGACCCTCCCCGCCGAGTACTGGAACGAGTCGGCGTGGGTCATGTCGCAGGACGCCTACTACCGCATCGCGCAGCTGACCACGGCGACCAACGCGGTTCCGCTGTTCGTCCCGAGCAACGATGCGGGAATCACCCAGGCCGCGCCGATGATGCTGATGGGTCGCCCCGTCTACATCGCCCCCTACGCGCCGGGCCGTGCCACCGCCGCCGTCACCAACCAGGTGCCGCTCGTGTTCGCCAACGTCCGCGAGGCGTTCGCGATCCGCGAGTGGGGCGGCATCTCCATGTACCGCGACGAGGTCACCACGCCCGGCCTCGTGAAGTTCCAGGCGATGGTGTTCGTCAACAGCGCGGTGGTGCGCCCGAAGGCGGTCGCCGCGCTCAAGATCACGCTCACCTGATCCTCTCCTCCTTTCGCACCCACGGCCCGGCAGGGTTCGCCCTGCCGGGCCTGGGGTGGAGGCGCATTTGCCCATCGACATCTCCAAGTTCAGGGCATGGGCGCGTATCCCGTCCACGCAGGACGATCCGGCGATCCTCATCGCGTGGGAGGCCGCGAAGCGCGAACTGGAGGAGCGCACCGGTTGGTGCGTGGATCCGATCACGCGGACGCAGTACGTCCCGGCGGAACCCGACAACGAGGAGCTGCTCGTCCTGGCTGCACGGCAGCCGGTGACGGCGGCGACCTACACCGAGGACATGGTAATCACGAGCCTCACGCTCGTCACCATCAACGGCCTCCAGTACTTCAAGATGCCCGAGGAAGGCATCACCTACCCGATCACGATCACCCTGTCGGTCGGCTCCAACACGCTGAACCCGCTGCTCGAAATGGCACTGTTGCAGCGTGTAACGCAGCACGTTGCGAGTCGCGGCGATGACACGGTCGCGCTCTCGTCCGACTACTGGGATCGCATCTCCACGATGATGGGGAAGGGCATCGGCTGATGCCCACGCACGTTCCGAGCGGGATGCTGCGCCTGTACTTCACGGTTCAGAACCCCGTGAGGTCGGTGGACGCGCTCGGACAGGCAACGGTCGCATGGATCAACCTCGGCGGCGTTTGGGGCCACGCCGAGCAGTCGCGTACCGCCGAGGTCATCGATGACGGCGGTGTCGCCACCCGGTCGGATTTCCGGTTCCTGCTCGGCTATCTGCCTGGCATGACGGTCAATTCCCGGATCCTTTGGCAGGACGGCGCGACCCTCCGGACGTTCAACGTCCGGTCCTGTTGGGACCGCGATCAGCGGCAACGCCGCCTTGAGGTGGAAGCCACGGAGGTCACCGAATGACCTCCACCCAGGTCAGCGTGGTCAGCACCCTCCAGGCGGATGACCTGAAGGCGGCACTGCGCCGCCTCGCTCCCAACGTGCAGCAGTCGGTCCTCCGCAAGGGAATGCGGCGCGGCCTAAAGCCGATGGAAACCGAGCTAAAGGCGGAATGGAAACGCGCTCGGTACCGCGGTCGCCCGTTGCACCGCTACGCCATCGTCGCAGCCACGCAGACGGACGCTAGAAGGCGCGGCAGCGGCATGACGGCCCCAATCGTCGGACGGGTCGGCGTGCGCTACGGAGGCAAGGGCGGGGCCTTGGCGAAGGGACGGCAGAAGGTGTGGCACTTGCTCGAGGCCGGGTTTGCCCGGTACCCCAAGGGGTCGGGCGCGTACACCGGCTACAGCCCGGCGGTCGCCGAGGAGCGCACCGGCTACCGCAAGGCCGTGGCCGCCGCCCGCACGGAGATCTTCAAGCAGAAGCTGCCCAAGGCAAAGCGCAAGGCCGCCATGCAAGCGATGTATGCCGGGCTGCGGGAGCAGTTCCCGGCGTTCGTGGCCGAGCGCACCGCCAGGGCGACCCGGCGGCAGTCGCTGCGATCCATCGCCGCGAACGTGGTCGTGAAGGCCGGTGCGTGGATCTCCAAGAAGACCGTGCGCCGGATGATGGATCGCACCCTCCGAGCCGTCCGCGACGAGACTCTCGCAGCAGCCGCCCAGGCACTGAAGGGGGGTCGCCGTGGCAACCGCTAGCGCGATGATCGCCGCCATCTACGACCACCTTGACACCGAGATCGCGACCGAGATCGCGCCCCGGTGGAGGCGGCAGGGCGACCCGCTGCCGTTCATCACCTACGAGGTGCAGTCGGTGGAGTGGGTTCGGACCACCGGATCCTTCACCAACTGCGCCGAGATCCAAATCGCGTTCAGCTGCATGGCCGAGACGGTCGTGGACGCGCTCGCCCTGGCGGACGAGATCAAGGACGCAATCGGCACCAAGACCACGAACGACAGCATCACGTTCGGGGCGACATCGATCACCTTCCGGGTCGCCGATGCGACACCGGATGACGGCACCGGCGACGCGGAGCGCGTCGTACTGGTGAATGCGACCATCTTCACCCAGGACGAGAACTAAACCATGCCCACGACCTTTACGCCCGGCTACGGCGGAACCCTCACCGTGAACGGTGCGGCCCTGCCCGTGCAGAACGTCACCATCGACCTTTCCCGCGCCGAGATGGATGTCACGGCGACCGCCGACAACTACACCCTCGCGATGTCGGGCCGGATCACCCGCCGCGTGTCCTGCACCGCGCTCGTGACCTCGGCGACCGAGAGCCTCATCACCGCGGTGATGAACGTGGCAGCCGGTACGCAGGTCGCACTGTCGTGGGCGGACGGCAACGGGGTCACGACGAGCATCGCCAAAGTGATGTGCGTCAGCGCGTCCCGGTCTTACGACAACCAGGGCGCGGCCACGGTCGCCTTCCAGTTTGCGGAGAGCGTCTGATGCCGTTCGGACCCGAGATCCTCGGCGATGGGTGGCGTGCGGTGGAGATCCCCGGCCTCGGGCCGGTGGAGGTCCGCCGGGCGGTCATGCGCGACATGGCGCAGTCGGGCGGGAACCCGTACTGGTGGATCGCGTGCGTCCGGTGCCTGGACGGCACGCCGATCCTGCCCGAGGGCGTGGCCGCCGCCGACATCGATGCCACCATCGGAAACGCGATCTTGTCGGAGGTGCTGAAGGACCGCCCTACTCATCCGCAGAACGCCGCCTTTGGAGGCTGACTGCGGAGGCACGGATGGATATGCCGCTCGGCCTCGCAGCCGTGCAGCAAACGACCGAGGAACGGATTGAGTCTCTGCTGTTGGTGATTGCGTGCGCGATGACGGGTAAACCCCCACACAAGGTTGCACCGTGGCTAACGACCTGAAGGCAGTGGTAAGCGTGACGGCGGACACCTCCGGACTGATCCGGGGCGTGGACGGTGCCATGCAGAAGCTGAACAGCATCAGCCGGAACACCTCGCTGATGGCCGGGATGACCGCGGCGCAACAGGTGTTCGGGGCGTTGCAGCAGTTGTGGACGGCCATCAGCAACCGCTCCGAGGAACTCGGGAAGCTCGCGGTGCAGTTCAGCCCGGAGGCGATGAGCGCGGCGGCGCAACGGTCGATTGCCGAGTTCCAGGCGAATCAGAAGATCGGCCAGGCACTCGGGCCGTACCAGGCGGGAATCGAGCAGATGAAGGCGGCAAGCGCGACCGAACAGGCCACCAAGGTCGCTGCGGACGCGGAAGCACTCGGGCAGGGCATGATCGTCATCGAATCCCTCAAGACCACGGCGGGGGAACTCGGGACCGGGTTCATCGACGGAATCATCAAGGCACTCGGCGGCAGCGCGATGGACGCGGCAAGCCTCGGCACGGCTACCGCCTTTGAGCGCACCGGCGCGACCGACATGATTGCCGAGGTGCTGACCCCCGTGGTCGGATGGGTTGAGGACATCGCAAACAAGATCGGCGGCGACTGATGGGCAGCATTCAAATCATCAAGCACCGGAACTCGCAGTCGTACCGGATCGGCAAGCCCGGCGAGGATTTCACCCTCACCGAGATCTTCCATGTCACCTGGATCCCGGCTAACGATGCCGATGCATACCCCGGAGACGGGTCAATCCTCGCCTCCGCGTCGAACACCGCCATCACCGGCACGCGCGTCCCGAAGGTGCAGGAACGGTACGCCGGGTGCGATGCCAACCTCTCGTTCCTCGTCTGCGAGTCGGTCGATTGGCGCGTGAACCCGGAGGCGCGGCACTCCTGGACGGTCACCGCCAATTGGGCAAGCCGGATGGAGTTCGCCTATCAGTCGCTGCCCGAGCCGTGGACGCGCATCACGCGGGTCGGTGGATTGCGGCAGATGCAGCGGTGGCGCAAGGGAGTCACGATCCCGGCGATTGCCAGTTACGTTTGGCCGCCGACCACCGACATCGGCGGCACGCGGGTGGACATCCACGGTCAGCCGTCAATCGGGCAGATTCCGCAGATGGCGATCACCGTGGAGTTCCGGTACGACCGTACTTGGACCCTCGGGCCGGATGACGAGATCGCGGCGGAGCCATCCCCGCTGTTTGCCGCCTGGATGGGAACGCGCAATTCCGAGCCGTTCCTCGGCTACGACCCCGGATTCATCCTCTGCACCGGCATCAGCGCGTCACCGATCAACGACCAGGGCTACCTGATGCAGTACAGGTTCCTGTTCGATTGGTTGGGCCACTACGAGCAGCGCAGCGCACCGAGCACGAACGGCGCGAACTTCCTCGCAGCTGCCGCGTCCAACTTCATCGGCGTGCCGTACCTTCAGGCATCGAAGATCGGTTGGTATCAGCCTTTCCCGGAAACCGAGGATCTCACGCTGATGTTCCCGCCGGATGTGTA